CATCTATAGGACCCAACTTAGAAATTATTTCCAGCTTACTGATTACATACTGCGAACTCTGTGTGATATTATTATCAGCCATTACTCATAACCCTTACAAATTCATCTTGTATTGTTGAAACATATTCAGGCTTCATGATCTTAATGTTTCGCCTATCATCGTTCAATTCCAACTCATAATCATAGTATGAAAGAACAGTCTTGTCTATATCCACACGTAATTGGTATCCATCAGCAAGTGTGTATGTTGACGTAGACGTTTGGACGTTCGTATATGTGTTCGCATCAATTTCAATCTTGTCCACTGTCTTTTGTCCGGTGAGTGTCAATGTGCGTGTTTCAATTTTATAGTATGAATGGTTATTTGACTTGGCCCACTGATATCCTGTCGTACTTTGAGATATGCCATTGTTTGCATACTTCTCTTCAATGTATGTCGCAAATGTTCTGCTGTCCATTGGCCAATCAGCTTTAGGATCAACAATGTTATTCATTTTCATAATTAGCCAGTGTTGTTCAACATCGCCATAAAATTTATGAGCGATAATCTCCGGCGTTTCACCCTCAGGAACTGTGTATTCATAGTACAGAATAGTATTATTCAATGTACTCTCGTCCAAAGAGAATGTGGTTGTCAGATTCGTTATGGTGTCTAGTGCTTTGGGATCACCTAGATTATACACTGTCTTTGGAAAATATGAGAAAAACTTGGCCATTATACTTTCCCACGATTTGTTTTATTTTCATAGTTGAATTTTGTCATAATTTCCAATTCTTGGAAAGTTAGATTCACTCGTATACCGACAGGCATACCCGTTGATCCTAGTGTCGGTGTATTTTCGCCAGGAACTTCATACGCTCTGAATCCATTAGGCGCATAGTCCACACTAATTGAAGTCAATGCACATGTTGATATTGCAGGAATGTTTGGATTCACTTCACCATTATAGTGAAATTCTATATCAAATTCAGACGGCGGCACCATGAAGTAACCTCCACTACCCGATAATATTTCAGGGGCTTGATGAAATCTTAGTCTTTGTATAATTGATTGAACTTCGTTTGCTTCTTTTTCGCTACGAGGATAGAACATAAATTCAAAAGCAAACTGCCTAAAATCAGGAGATGTGTATAGCAATTCCAACTGAGGATTCTTGACTAATCCAAACGCTGATGCGAAAAGTGCAGTTGCGGAGCTTTCACCCAATATACCACTAGACAATTTTGCTGCGATTGCTCCCAAAAATGGAGTTGCATTTTTACCCAATTTACTAGGATCAAACTCTTTTCCTGTTATTGAATCACTCAAAATTGAAACTCCAGCTGCGGCTTTGGCTGCATTTTCTTTACCTAGTTCTAGTTTTGAATAGTATTGATTATCGGTAAATGCTAACGTATCGGGCATGTATAGTGCAATCGTATCCATCGTTCGTGTCGTAGTCCTCAAAAACTTGGCGTCATCCAGTGTTCCAATTGCTTTATTGAATGTGGTTTGTGCTGCCTGCAGAAACCCGCCAGTAGAGCCATATCCGATCAAACTCATTTCAGTGTCAGATGATTCTCCAATTGGACCTGTCGGTGCTGAAAGACCGCCAGTGAGCGATTTCAGTGCATCAATGATGGTTTTTGCACCGCCGCCAATATTTACTGCTCCTGTTCGTGCGCGAAGTCCCTCACGATTTTTCTGTATTTGTGATCTACGATCAGGTGCGGCATTGACCGGATAAGCTGTTTTGTCTTGAGCGTTTACATGAATCAACATGTAATGACCTTTGTCTGTGTTGCCAAGGTCGGACGGATATCTCATTAAATTTGGATTGTAATTACTCAGGCCATTAGAGAAGCCAGCAAACGATCTATTATCCGTTTGCAACTTTTTATATGCGATATCAGTTAGATTGAAAAGTGCCATGTTTATCCTATAGTTTGACTACATATTTATATGTCCTACGGTAAGAATACTTATAAGGGTCGATTCACCCCACAGAATCCTAAAAAATACAACGGCAATTCGGAGAATATCGTTTATCGGTCTTCATGGGAACTGCGATGTATGAAATGGTTTGACGATCATCCAGATATCATTTGGTGGTCATCCGAGGAGTTGGCTATTCCTTATGTATCGCCAGTTGATGGTAAAAGACACAGATACTTTCCCGATTTCATCATAAAGGTGCAGAGGAAAGACGGAACAGTCATGACTCATGTGATTGAGGTCAAGCCATTTGCACAAACTCAGCGTCCCGTTCAGAAAAGAAAGACCAGGCGATTTCTTCAGGAAGCAGCAACATACGCTATAAATCAAATGAAGTGGAAAGCTGCGGATGAGTTCTGCCATACACACGGATGGAAATTTCAGATACTGACGGAAAAAGAATTAGGTATTTCGTGAATAAATAGACCATGGCATATCTACTAGACAGAATAAACGCACAATTAGCAAAGACGGGCTACAAAGCACGATCTCAGCAAGCTAGGACTTGGTTGCAATCCAAGATTGGTGATTTGCGAGCAACACCAAATAAACTAGCGAAATCTGCGGAAAGAAACACTCCAAAGAGTCTCGTTGGTAAACTGTACTTCTTCTACTATGATCCTAAAACGAAAGATAAGCTGCCATATTACGACAGGTTCCCCTTGGTTTTTCCAATTGAACTATACCCAGACGGTTTTCTAGGGCTGAATTTACACTACATTCACCCAAAGCAGCGTATCATTCTATTAGATAAATTGTCAGAATTGGCGACAGATAAGAGATTTGATGATAGAACGAGATTGAAATTGTCATATCAGACGCTATCATCATTCAGTCGTTTGTATGAGGCTAGCCCATGTATCAAGCGATATCTAGGAAGTCATGTTCAAGGACAATTTGTGGAAATTTCAGCGAGTGAATGGGATATTGCTGCACTGCTCCCAGTTGAACAATTTGAAAAAGCAAATAAAAATAAAGTCTGGGCAGACTCACGAAAGAAAATGTAATGTCATTTTTACCACAGTTATTCCTTTCAAACATACAGGCCAAAGATGGTCTTGCGCGACCGAACAGATTTCAGGTCATTCTTCCTATTCCTCAATATATCGGAAACTATATTGAGTCCGGCTTGATTGAACAACTATTGAATTTTCCAAACTCGGTGTTCTCTGACATTACAACCAGAGTTCAAGGCGCGTCAGACAGTCGTTCATATAATCCTACGATTTCCCGATATCTTGCACTACAGTGTGAGTCGGCCGAGCTACCTGGCAAGAGTGTGGCGACGGCTGATGTTAGCATTTATGGTCCAATATTCAAAGTTCCATACCGCGCAATATATGAAGATATCAATCTGACTTGGATATGTACAAACGAATTCTATGAAAGAAAGCTGTTTGATAAGTGGCTAGAGGCCATGGTGCCAAATGACACACACAACGCACGTTTTTCACAAGGTGAAAAAACACGATTCACCACAAACATCAAGATTGTGCAGTATGATGATTTCATCAAGCAAATATATGCAGTTGAATTGATTGATGCATTTCCAGTTGCTGTAGCACCACAAACGCTGAATTGGGCTGATGACGGCTTTCATCGCCTTTCAGTTCGTTTTGCATACACCAGCTACAAAACAATATATGAGGGTGCTTATGATTTGGCAGCAGCCACTGCTGCACTGCTAGGCTCAAGCGTCAGTGGAGTGCCTATATCCGCAGTATTAAACACACAGGTCCGTGGAACAGCGGAAGCGATAAGAAGAATTTTTTGATTATTTGGAGATACTATGTTACCTAAAATTGATGTGCCGATTTATGAAATAACTTTACCACTACTACAAAAGAAAGTAAAGATTAGACCATTTCGTGTAAAAGAAGAGAAGATTCTTCTAATGGCGATGGAATCGGAAGATGATGCTGCTGTATTGCTTGCGATCAAACAGATTGTAAACAACTGTTGTGTTGATGATATGGATGTGGATTCACTTCCTGTTTTGGATTTGGAGTACATGTTTCTGCAACTTCGTGCAAGATCAATTGGTGAAATCATTGATCTTCAGTATCGTTGTAATAACGATGTTGATAGTGAGGATGGAATTAAAAAATGTAACAACATCATCAAACTAAGTTTCAATGCGCTTGAAGTTGAGCCTCAGACTGAGGAAGGTCACAAGAAAGAGATACAGTTGACGCCAAAACTAGGCGTTGTAATGAAGTATCCTGATTTTAAGTTAGTCAACAAGTTATCCAATCTTTCCGAAACGGAGATGATTGCAAAAATGGTTACAGGATGCATAGATTACATTTTTGATAATGATTCAGTCTACTACGCAAAAGATGCATCTGAGGCTGAGCTAGTCGATTTTGTTGATAGTCTGACTAGAGAACAGTTTGCAAAAATACAAGAGTTTTTTGATACCGTACCCAAAATGAAGAAGAACTTGACATTCAAGTGCTCTAAGTGTGGTTACGAGGAAGAGTTGGTGTTGGAAGGAATACAAAGTTTTTTCGGATAACCTTTCGCCACGATAGTTTGGCGAATCACTATCAAACAAACTTTGCGTTGATGCAACACCACAAATATTCATTGGGTGACTTGGAAATGATGGTACCATGGGAAAGAACAATTTACATAACCATGCTCATGCGCCACATTGAAGAAGAGAATGAAAAAATAAAGCAACAAATGCAGAATAGAAGAAAATAAAATGGCAACTTTCACCGATATTTACAAACAAGAACTGAAGGGTAAGGGCGTACTCAACTCTCTTGGAACGGCTGCACTCAAGCGCACCCGCGAGAAGCTGGATATTAGAAATATGCTTTTCGGTGGAAGTGGCGCTATCGCAGCAACAGGACAAAAAGTATTCGGTAAAGGATATCAGGCAATAGAGAAGGGTGGATCCACCGGAAAAGCTGTATCAGAAAACATCGGCACACAATCTATCGCCATGGATCAGTTGTTGGTGTCTGCACAAAAACAAGAGGCTCAGCTATCCATAATTGCTAAAAACACAATGAATAGCAATGCCATGGCCAGAGACATGAATGTGACTCGACAGAATATCATGAAGTTGGTAACAATGAGTGGTGGAAAAGCCAGTCGTGGTGCTGATATGTTTTTCAAAGATGCGGCCGCAAGAGAATCTGCGTATGAATCCCAATTTAAAAAAGGCAGAGAAAAACAAA